AGATTAATAGTGACACTGTTAGATTTAGAAACGTAAATGGCAGCCCTGGAGGTTTAGCTTTTACAGTATTTGAAAATTCATCAGGATTTAGTATAAGTAGTGTAACAACTAATACTTATGTATTTGATTGTGGATCAAATGCAACAGTAACAGAAACATCAGGAGGATTGACAGTAACTGCAGGCCCAGTTACACAATTAGCATAATGCCAGGATTAACTGCATCAGGATTAAAAACACAAATTAAAAGTTATACTGAAACGGATTCTAATGTTTTAACAAATAGTGTTTTAGAAAATATTATATTAAATGCACAATACAGAATATTTAGAGATGTTCCAATTGATGCCGATAAAAAACAACAATTAGGAAATTTTGTGGCAGGGCAAGAATCAATTAATGCTCCTGCAGGATGTTTATTTGTTAGAGGTATACAAGTTTACGACACTAATGGATCAGCCGTTACGGGAGCTAATAGATGGCTAGAAAAAAAGGATATGACCTATCTTCAAGAATATCAGGATGTGACAGGAACCTCCGCAGCTCAAGGTCAACCTAAATACTATGCTATGTTTGGGGGTGCAACCGGTAATACAGATACCACATCTGGTAGAATATTTTTGGCACCAGTTCCAAATACCACGTATAGATTTAGAATACATTTTAATAAAATACCTAATCTTTTAGAAAATGATGATACTAATTATATTAGTCTTAATTTTCCAAACGGATTATTGTATTGTTGTCTAGCAGAGGCGTATGGTTTTTTGAAAGGCCCTGCGGATATGTTGACTTTGTATGAAAATAAGTATAAACAAGAAGTAGATAAATTTGCTAGTGAGCAAATCGGAAGACGAAGAAGAGACGACTACACCGATGGTGCAATAAGAATACCGCTCCCTTCTCGTAATCCATAATTAAGGAGAAAAATATGGCGATATCATCAGCAATATGTTCTAGTTTTAAACAAGAACTTCTACAAGGTAAGCACAGCTTTGAGTCTTCAGGTGGGCATACTTTTAAAATAGCGTTATTCACTAGCTCTGCATCTTTAGGTGCAGCCACAACTGATTACTCTACTTCAAACGAGATATCTAATACATCTGGATCTGCATACTCTGCAGGTGGTGCAACTTTAACAAACCAAGGCGTATCATTATCTTCAACAACTGCATTTACAGATTTTGCAGATGTAACATATACATCAGCTTCCTTAACTGCAAACGGAGCTTTAATTTATAACACAACAACAGACGGTGGTTCAGGAACAACTGATGCTGTTGCGGTTATAGCTTTTGGTGGTGACAAGACAGCAAGTAATGGAACTTTTAAAATTGAGTTTCCTGCAGCAGACGCAAGTAACGCAATAATCAGATTAGCATAGGAGACCGACCATGTCGGTAACTTCAGGATGGGGCCGATTAACCTACGGACAGGCTAATTGGAACCAAGCAACAACTTTAAAAACAGGTTGGGGTGCACAAGCTTGGAATGGTGGTGGTGCTTGGGGACAAACCTCTAATCAAGTTATTACTTTAATTGGTCAATCAATATCATCTAGTATAGGATCACCAACAGTTGTAGACATGACTGTAGGTTTAAGTGGTCAGTCTGTTACATCTTCTCAAGGTGCAGCTTTCAATCCTGTTGTTGTATCAGGTGTATCTGCATCATTTTCTGTTGGATCATTAACTGTAGATGATGTTCACCAAGGGTTAACATCGAGTGCGATAACTGCATCTGTAGGTACAATAACACCTGCAGACATGACTATTGGTCTAACAGGTCAATCAATAACTGTATCACAAGGAACGGCAAAAGCACCAAACGAAACTGTAATAGTTTCTGGTGTTTCTATGTCATCATCACTTGGTACAGCTCAAGGTATATCTTCACAAGAAGCACAATTAACAGGTCAATCAATAACATCTAGTTTAGGTAGTGTTACAATACCAAATGCTACAGCACAATTATCTGGTGTATCAGCATCGTTTAGTTTAGGGACTCTTGTAGGATTAGGTGGAGCTGTTGCTCAACCAACTGGTCAATCAACGACAGCAAGTGTTGGATCTTTAACAGTAGAAGAGGGACTAGGATTAACAGGTCAATCTTTTAGCGCTAGTGTAGGATCAATATCATTAGCTGATATGCAGGTTGGATTAACCGGCCAATCAGCTACGTTTAACCTAGGAACGGTTAATATCTTTGCGTATGGAGATGTTGACACTGGTTCTAATACATCTTATAGTAATGTTTCGACAGGATCGAATGATACATATTCGGATGTTGCAACTGGATCAAATACAAGTTATAGTGACGCTGCATAGGAGATAATTTATGGCATCTACATTTACACCTTTAGGGGTAGAACTTCAAGCAACTGGTGAAAACGCCGGTACATGGGGAACGAAGACTAATACAAACTTACAAATTTTAGAACAAATATCTGGTGGGTTTACTCAAAAATCAATTGCTGGTGGTGCACAACAAACTGATTTATCTGTATCTGATGGATCAACTGGTGCAGAACTTGCACATAGAATGATTGAGTTCACGGGTACAATTACAGGAAATCAAGTTGTTACAATTCCTTTAGATGTACAAACTTTTTATATTTTAAGAAACTCAACTTCGGGAGCGTATACAGTTCAATTTAAATATATAACTGGTTCAGGAGACTCGTTTACTTTTTCAGCAACTAATAAAGGTGATAAAATTATTTTTGCCTCAGCTAACGATGGCACAAATCCAGATATTGTTTCTGTTAACACAGGTATTGCAGATGTTGTTTCTGATACTTCACCACAATTAGGTGGTAATTTAGATGTAAATGGTAACTCCATTGTATCTGCATCTAATGGAAACATAGCTATTACACCAAATGGCTCTGGTAATATTGTATTGGATGGTTTGACTTTTCCAAATGCAGATGGTAGTAGTGGTCAAGTATTACAGACAAATGGTTCTGGAACATTAAGTTTTACAACACCGTCTAGCGGTATATCAATGGGAAAAGCTATTGCGGCAGCTATAGTTTTCGGATAAAAGGAGTTTAGGAGAATAAAAAATGGCAGCACCAAATATAGTAAATGTCACAACGATCAATGGTAAATCAGCAGTAGCTGATTTAGGCACAACTTTAACAACAACTTTATTAACAGCAGCATCAGATCAAGTTAACAAAATTAATTTAATTAGAGTTACAAATGTAACAGACAACGATGCAACGGTTACAATTGATTCAGAAGTTTCAGGAACACACAAAGAACTAGCTGATGAACTTACAGTTCCAGCTCACGCTTCAGTTGATGTAATAGATAAAAACTCTTCTTTCTATTTACAAGAAACTGATCTTATAAGAGGCGGAGCATCAGCAGCATCAACACTAGTAGTCACAATATCATACGAACTGATAGACGACGCGTAGGAGGACTAACCCATGGGTGAAAGTTATCCTAGACGAGACCAAGCCAGAGGGCTTTGGAACATCAAAACTATTACCAATAATATAATAGAAGAAGGGACTTATCCTCAAGCAGGAACAAATTCCACAGCTTTAGTTGCTGGAGGAAATACACCTTCTGTCTCTAATAATGTAGATCAATTTAATATGATCACTAGTGGTAATGCTTCCGATTTTGGAGATTTATCTGTTTCTATGGCAAGTCTAGGATCAAACGCAAGTAACATAAGAATGGTTTGTTCTGGTGGTGAAAACCCCAGTGCAAGTAACGTAATGCAATATGTTCATTTTGTAAATCAAGGGAACTATTCTGATTTTGGAGATTTAGGAACAGCTCAAGGAAATACAAACAAAGGAACTGGTAATTCTGTTAAAGCAGTTACAAGTTGTGGAAGTGGTGACACAGATCTTTTGCAAACATTTAATTTTGCAACTCTAGGAAATGCAACAAGTTTTGGTAATTTAACAGCAGTAAGAAATGGAGCTCCTTTAGGAGTAACAAACGGTGTAGTAGGTGTTTATGGCGGAGGAATGGCTCCAAATCAAGTTAATACAATTGATTTTATAAATATATCTACAAATGCTAATGCTACAGATTTTGGAGATTTAACTGTTGCAAGAGGAGAAATGGGATCGGTAGACTCTTCAACAAGAGGTATATTTATGGGAGGCAGAACAAATAGCCCATCATCTGGAACAAGACTTAATACAATAGATTTTATTGAAATGTCTAGTTTAGGAAACGCTGTTGATTTTGGAGATTTAACCGAAGTAAAAAGAAACATGTTAGCTGGAACAAGTAATAAAATAAAAGGATTTTGTTCTGGTGGAAGTGGCCCTAGTGGAAACGTAAATACAATAGAAAATTTTACAATAGCGACAAGATCAAACGGTGCTGACTTTGGTGATTTAACAGTGGCAAAAGATGGTACAACGGGACAATCTGGAAGCCACGGTGGCTTACAAGAATTTCATCCAAGAGCCCCAGAACTTTATTCACCAACAGGTAAAGTTGTACCAAGAGGTGGTGGGGTTGGAGATATTATGGTAACTATGGGAGGACAAAATCCTGGAGGAGACCGTTTATCGAGCACAGAGTTTAATCAAATGTCAACTTTAGGAAATGGTGTTGATTTTGGAAATCTAACTTCAGTAGGAAATACATTTGGAGGAATTGGGTCTAGCACTAGATGTATTGCAGCTGGAGGAAGTGCTCCAGCAAATTTAGACATTATTCAATACATACCTTTTTCAACCAAAGGAAACTTTGCAGATTTTGGTAATTTAACTGTTGCTAGATATTCAGTTGGACCAGTAGGTAATGACACAAGAGCTGTTTTTATGGGAGGGGATGGATCTAATCCAGACAATGTCATGGATTATATAACCATGGCGACACTAGGAGATGCAACAGATTTTGGAGATCTTAATGGCACTTGTTATCAAGGCGGAAGCACTCAAAGTAGCACCAGAGGTATTCTTGCAGGTGGAGGAACTCCAGGAGCTTCTAATCAAATACAATACATAACGATAGCTTCAACTGGTAATGGAACAGATTTTGGTGATTTAACGGTAGCTAGATTTGACCCGTCAGGTGCATCTAGTACGACTAGAGCAATAATGGCTGGTGGAACATCACCTGGTACTAATACTATAGATTATGTTACGATAGCATCGACAGGAGACGCCTCTGACTTTGGAGACTTAACCGCTGCTGGTGCTGTAGGAGCTACAGGAGGTTCTAATCAAACTAGAGCTGTATATGCTAGTAGGTATACCCCTAGCACATTGAATACTATAGACTATATACCAAACATAGCATCTACAAGTAACGCCTCTGACTTTGGAGATTTAAATCAAGCACGTAGATACGTAGGAATTGCATCCAATGGTCATGGTGGACTTTCTTAATATTCTATAGTATAAATTTACCAACATGATTTTACGCATGCAACATAAAGGAGAAATACATGTCATCTAAAGATTTAGTAATATCAAAGCTATCGGATTCTCCGTTAGTTAAAAAAGAGTACAAACAGATGTTAACAAACATCAATAGTAGCCTACCTGCTATTAAAAAATCAAGTAGCAACTTTTATAAATCACACTCACAATTTATGGGCGTGATGTTAGATGTAACAGCGATTACACCAATTAGATCTGTTAAACACACACTAGCTGAACTAGATAAAACTAGAATGGCCCTAGAAGAAGCACAACTTAAAATGATGAAGAAAGATATAGAACTTCGTCAAAAAGAAAAACAATTAGCTGATGGTGATTATAAAGATGAGCTTGGAAGAGAATTGTTAGAAACTGAAATACTAGAAATTAAAGTAAATCTAAACAATATACAGAATTCAGTATCTGGAGCGATTAGAAAGATGAACTTCTTTACTAATCAATACAAAAGTATCCTTAAAAAACTAGGTAAGGAAGACATTACCGAGGAAGAGTATGAGAAGGAAGAATCAAGGTATCACGTCATGACTTGTATGAAACAAGCCCTAAATGCTGCTAGAGCAAGGGGTGGAGTCATCGACGAAGGAAACTTGATTTATCTCTTCGATATGGGTATAAATAGTGCTCAGGCACAAGCAGAAATCTATGCGTATTTGAAGATGGAGAATACGTTAATGGAACAAGGCAAAGCGCCTACCCACGAAATGACCATGGTATGGTTAGAAGCGTGCGCTGATAAATTCTCAGGTGACTCTGTAAAGTTTGCAGAACGAAGAGGGTTTAAGCTATACGATGAAGAGTCGCTCAATACTAAACTGTTAGATAATAAGGAGAAACCAAATGGCAAACAAGATAGTTAAATACAAACTTACAGATGCAGGAACAATTCCAACATGGATAGATGATGGTGGATATTTTCCAGATGAATCTGAAGTTATGATAGGTGCAACGGTTGATGGTTCAAGTGAAATAGGACTTGGTGAACTTGCAAGTGAAGCAGATGTAAAAACTTATTTAGATACTTACACATCTACTTGGACTGAAAAAGACTTTAATTCTGAGGATCCAGATGCAACTGTACCGTTTGATCAAACACAAGCAGCCACATATATCTGGTCTAAAAAGATAGGTTAGTAAATGGCTAACTACCCGCAACTCGATAACGCATCAGGCGTTTGGAACCTGCGTGAAGTCTATGACGCGGTAATGGGTGGGTATTGGCCGAATGCAGGGTCAAGAGGCGTATTTGCTGGTGGTAATCAACAACCAGCTTACACAAGTATGATGGACTTTATAACTATGTCCTCTTCTGGTAATGCATCATTCTTTGGTGATTTATCTGCAGACGTATCTTCAACTGCCACCATGGCTAATTTTACAAGAATGGTGATAGCGCAAGGTACAACACCAGCTTCAACAGTTAACACCGTTGAAGAAATAATATTTAACACCACTGGTAACGCATCAGACTTTGGTGATTTAACATCAGCTAGAGCCAGATCTGGTGGGACGTCTAATTCTATAAGAGGTATTGTATCTGGAGGTAGTGGACCTTCAAATGTGATTGATTATTGCACTTTAGAATCTAGAGGTAATTTTACTGATTTTGGTAATTTAACAGTTTCAAGAAGAAATAGAAGTACACAAAACAATTCTCCTACACGAGCTGTTTTTTGTGGTGGCTCTACACCATCTGATAGTAATGTAATTGACTTTGTAGAAATAGCTACAACAGGTGACGCTGTAGATTTTGGTGATTTAACTGCTGCAACTTCAACAGTTGGTTGTGCTTCATCATCAACAAGAGGAACTATAGGCGGAGGTTTTTCTGGATCTGCAACAAATAAAGTAGAATTTATTACTTTAGCTTCACAAGGTAATGGAATTGATTATGGTGATTTAACTCAAGCTAGATGGAATCTAACTTGTGCTAATAACTCAGTAAAAGGTTTTTGGGCTGGTGGCTATGATCCATCTGGGGCTTATAATATTATAGATACTTTAGTTATTAATAATGGTGGAACAGCAACTGACTTCGGAGATTTACTTTCAGCTAGAAATGATTTTGGTGGTAATAGTAATTCACACGGCGGATTAAACGATGGATACATGGGAACAAGACCATTACCATTTAACGAAGCTGGTGGTGATTTTGGTCTTTATGGAGGTGGTAATCCAGGAAATGTTACTACTATTCAAAGTATACAAATATCTTCATCAGGTAATGCAGCTGATTTTGGTACTTTGTCATCAGGTCGTTTTGGAATAGCAGGAGCATCTTCTAAAACTAGAGGATTGTTTGCAGGTGGAGAAACTCCATCAGCTGACTCAGACGCGATAGAATATGTAACTTTTTCTAATAAAGGTAATGCAGCTGATTTTGGTAATTTAACTGTTGCTAGAACTGCAGTAGGTGGAGCATCAAACAATACAAGATCACTTTTTGGTGGAGGAGTAGCTCCTAGTACATCTAACGTTATAGATTATGTGACTACAGCTACTTTAGGTGGTGCAGCTGATTTTGGTAATTTAACTACGTCAGCAACAGCAGATGGTTTAGCTAGTAATACAAGAGCTGTGTTTTCTGGATTAAACACTGTGCCAGCAGCGCCAGGTGTCATTGATTTTGTAACTATTTCAACAACAGGTAACGCTTCAGATTTTGGAGATTTAACTGATGCAAGATATGCAACTGGAATGGCAGCATCTAGCACAAGAGGATTAATGGCTGGTGGTAGAACTGGTGGCGGAAGTGTTAGAAATATTATAGACTACATAACAATAGCAACTACTGGTAATGCTACAGACTTTGGAGATTTATCAGTTGCAAGATATGATTCAACAGGTTTAAGCAATACTACCAAAGCAGTTTTTGGTGGAGGAGAAACACCTTACCAAGATGTTATGGACTCTGTAACGATTGCATCTACTGGTGATGCAAGTGATTTTGGAAATCTTTTGGTGCCAGGAGCAGGAATAGGTGGGGCATCTAATGGACATGGAGGTTTAATTGGCTAGAACATTAACATTTGATTATAAAGTTACAGTTGTTTCATCAGGCGGCAACAAGTACGCTATTGATGGTAATACACAGCAATACGTAATTTTGTTTCCTGGAGGAACTTATAAATTTGATCAATCAGATAGCACCAACGGTGGACATCCTTTACGTTTTTCAGAGACAGAGAATGGTACACATGCAAGTGGGTCTGAGTATACAACTGGAGTTACCACGGCAGGAACACCAGGAAGTTCTGGAGCTTACACACAAATAGAAGTTACAAGTGATACACCTCACACTTTATATTATTATTGCACACAACATAGTGGTATGGGTGGTGAAGTAAACACTCCTGAAAATTTTTCTGTATCAAATACAAATGATAGAATTATTTTAGGTGGTGGATATTCTGATCCAACTAATTTTTTAAATACAATTCAATTTTTTCAAGCAAGATCAAAAGGTAATGCTAGAGATTTCGGAGACTTATCAGTTGCAAGACAATCTATGGCTGTTGGTTGTGTTAGTAGTAGCACTAGAGGTTTATTTTATGGTGGAGATGACTCTGGTCCTGCAACATATACTGATATTATAGATTTTATAACAATGGCATCTGCAGGTAATGCTACAGATTTTGGAAATGAAAACGTAGATGATTCAGGTGGTGCTGGTTTTTCTAATGATACAAGAGCAGGAAAAATGGGAGGTTTTACAGGAGGTGGTCCTGATTTTGCAGGTAATGATATTGAGTATGTCACAATAGCAACAACAGGTAATGCAACAAATTTTGGCGATCTTCAAACTGATAGATATGGTAATGCAGGATGTGGTTCTACTACGAGAGCAATATCAGGTGGTGCCGCTAGTTATCCAGGCACAACTGTTTATTCTGATACAATGGATTACATAACAATTGCATCAACAGGTAATGGAACAGATTTTGGAAATATGAGCGAAGCTTTAGATAATTGTAGTGCCGCATCTTCTAATACTAGAGGAATATGGATGGGTGGAAATAATGGAAGCATTAAATTAAATACTATTCAATACGTTACAATCGCTTCAACAAGTAATACAACAGACTTTGGTGATCTTGCTGTAGCAACAAGGACATCCATGGGAGCTTCTAATAACACTTCTTGTTTTAAAATGGGTGGTAATACTCCAAGTTACATAGCAACAATTGAAGAATTTGTAATTGCTTCAACAGGTAATGCTGCCGATTTTGGAGATTTAACTGCTGTTCTTCAAGATTCTGGATCAGTTTCACCTAATCACGGAGGTATTGCCTAATGTCTAATTCAGGAAAAATTTGGGATGTAAAAGAAGTTTATAAAAAAATAAGAGATGATAACTGGTCTAGAGGAGACATTGGTGTTTCCAGTGATAGCACTAGTGCTACTTTTAACAAAATTCAAATATCAAC